CCTATAATTTATGCGGATTCCGCCGAACCAAAAAGTATTGCACAACTCAGAGAATCAGGACATACTATCTTACCAACTAAAAAAGGCGCAGATTCAATTGTAAATGGCATTGCATTAATTAATCAGCAAAAGATATTTGTGACTGCACAATCTACTAATCTAATCAACGAACTATCAAACTACATTTGGATGAAGGACAAAGAGGGTAATAAGATTAACAAACCAATAGACAAATATAACCACGCAATCGATGCTATAAGGTACGCAGTCACTATGCAGTTAGGCAATCCACACAAGGGCGAATATCATTTATGGTAAAATAAATTAAAATAAATTAGGTTGGTAAGTTTATTTGATATATCTTTGTAGTGTAATAATTAAACAACTAGAAAATATGACAACTTACGACTACAATCACGAAGATAAATTTACAGAAAAACATAATAACAAAGCTGATGCTATGTTTTTTGCTGCAAAATCTAAAGGAAAAACAAGTTCTTTTGATTTAAGTGTAAATGAAGACTCTTCAAATACCTATACTGAAGAAGAAACAAAAACAATTGAAGAATTATTTGGTTGGTAAGTTTATTTATTATATCTTTGTAGGGAACAACAAAAACAATTAAATTATGACTCACACACAAAAAATCATCAGCAAATTACCTCTAGTGGATTTAAACGGCCTAGAGTGGACAATCGACCCGCAAACGGTATACATTCAAGAACACACATTTTGTATAGAAGCGGGTGACTATGAAGTACTTGTATCTGCTTACCTTGAGATGGTAGGAGAGAGAATATACGCTGTACCTAACCACTTAGAGGTGTCTGAGAATACTGACAATGGATGGGCTATTATAGACATCACAGAAGAAGAATACGCAGCACTTTCAAGGGCTATTAACGACGTAATCCAATAACTATGCATTTCGATAAAGAAGCAGCTGAAGCGTTTAATAAGTGTTTAGAACAAGGCATAAGGATTTACCCCGTGCCTTTGTCTAATGGTACTTATAAAGTCAAGGCAAAAGCAAAGATAATAGTAGACTATGGACTTAGAAACGTTGAGTCTAAAGAAATTTACACTCAAGACGATAAGCTAACTGACAAGATATTAGAACTTTACAAAATAATTGCAAAAAGAATTTAAAAAAAGTTTGGTGGTTACATTTATATAGTATATCTTTGAAGTGTTGCAACGAAGCAATGACAATATTTACGAATACTAAAATTAAAAAAAATGAATAAAATATTCAACGAAAACGCTATTGGTATATTAGACAGAATGATAGCAAAAGAATACAAAGTTGATTTGATAGCAACAGACCCGCCATATAAAGTAACTACAAGAGGTGGCTATACTAATGCAGGTGGTATGATGCTTGACGATAAAATGAGAAAAGGGAAAGTATTTAAAGAAAACACTTTAACTATTAAAGAATGGTTGCCAAAACTCTATGAGGTTTTAAAAGATACAGGTCATTGTTACATAATGTGCAATAATAAAAATCTTTATCCTTTTTTAGACGCTGTAAATGATAGCGACTTCCATTTAGTAAAAACTATGATTTGGGCAAAGGATAACAAGATAATGAGCCAAGCCTATATGAGTCAATTCGAGTTTGTTTTATTCTTGAGAAAAGGAAAGTTTGTAAGAATTAATAATTGCGGTACAAGCGATTTATTACAATACCCAAATTCAAAAACAAAAGGTGCGGATGGTAAACCAATACACCCAACCGAAAAACCTATTGATTTAATGAAAGTATTGATTGAAAATAGTAGCAAAGAAAATGAGATAGTTTTAGACCCTTTTTTGGGTGTAGGTACTACTGCAATAGCAAGTAAAGAAACAAATAGGCAATACATTGGAATTGAATTAGACCCGCAATACTATGCCGTTGCAGTAGCACGTGTAGATGGATAAAAAATAATTGTGGGTAACGCATTGTGTATGGTGCGTATGCCGATAGGCTATGCAATATACACGTTGTTAGGTGTAGTATGAACGGATTAAAATAGATAAAGATGAAAAAAAAGTACAACATTATTTATGCAGACCCACCTTGGAAGGTGATGGCAGGAAGTAAGCAAGGCAGAAAAGAAGGTGATAGCCAAAAAAGCCTAAAACTAACTTATCCAACTATGGATTTGGAAGAAATAAAGAACTTGCCAATAAAACAAATGGCTGATAAAAATTGCGTTTTGTTTCTATGGACTATAAACAAGTATTTAGAACAAAGCTATGAAGTGGCAAGGGCTTGGGGATTTAAACCAAGTACAATGTTAGTTTGGGATAAAACACCTAAAGGTCTTGGGCTGGGTGGAACTTTTACTTTAGCAAATGAGTACCTTCTTTTTTGCCGAAAAGGAACGGTAAAAGCTAATCATAGGGTAAAAGGTAACCATTGGCATTTTCCAAGAGAAAAACATAGTAGGAAGCCTGATTTTTTCAGAAACCTAACCACTGATACTTTTGGTGATTTGCCAAGGGTGGAATTGTTTGCAAGGGAAAACTTCCAAGGTTGGGATGCTTTTGGAAACCAAGTTGAAAATAGTATTGACCTTAGTGAATATTACACCTAACTAAGGGATATGAGTTATAAAAGTATATCCAATAAAACAATTGTGTTCAAAAACATTACCCTATTAAACTTGGTCGTTGCGTAGGGTATTAAAGAGTCTCGAAATAGTTCGGGGCTTTTTTTTTGCTTTATACAATAACGGGCAACAGAATATAATAATAAACGAATTTATTTTATGCAGATTATTTTAAGAGACTTTCAAAGATACGCAGCAATTCAAGAACCCACTCAGGGCGATATGATAAAAATCTTTTTGAATAAAACACAAAACGAGGTTGATAAAATACCTTTAGAAAAGTTTAACGAATTAGTTGCTGAAATATCAGAAGCAATAAGTAAAGAGAGTAAGTTTACTCCTACGTTCAAATTGGACGGTATAGAATACGGTTTCATTCCAAACCTTGAAGAAATAACTTACGGTGAAAATAGAGACTTAACGGGTTACCTTAACGATTGGCAAACAATGCATCTAGCAATGGCAGTTTCTTTTAGGCCTATAACTTTAAAGAAAGGGGGAAAGTATCTAATTGAAGAATATAACGGCACTAGTGCTACGGCTGAGATTATGAGAGACTGCCCGCTAGATATTGTACAAGGTATGAATATTTTTTTTTACAATTTAATCAACGACTTGTTGAATTGTATCCCGAAGTATATAACGACGGAAGTGGTGAATCTAGCAGCTTTGGAAGCAAGTGGGGCGGTTATTCAGAAATCTATACCCTCAGTCAAGGCGACATTACTCGATTTGATGAAATAACAAAAATGCCATTGCATAAATGCTTATTATACTTGGCCTATGAAAATGATAAAAGTGTAGAACAAGCAAGACAAATAAATAAACAAAAATAATGAAAGGATTTTACAACGTAATAGAGACAATAAAAACAGAATTACTAAGTAGTAAATTTTGTAACACAGTAACTTATGGTGACATTAGAGACGTTGACTTAGCCAAGAAGACAGTATTTCCATTATCTCACTTTATAGTTGACTCAGCGCAGTATGGAGAGAACACAATTTCTTTTACTATCAACTTACTTTGTATGGACTTGGTAGATATTTCAAAGGCAACAACTGAGAACCATTTCACAGGAAATGATAATGAACAAGATGTTTTAAACACTCAGCTTCAGGTTATAGTTAACTTACTTGACGCTTTAAAATTAGGAAGCCTTTATACAACTAAATACCAATTAACAAACGACCCCTCTATCGAACCTTTTGCAAAACGATTTGAAAACTTAATGGCGGGTTGGTCTGTTAGTCTAGTTGTTGAGGTTGTAAATGATAATGCAATATGCTAACATTATTTACTAATCTTAATAAAGAATTAAATGCGTTTGGCAAGTACGTTAGACAACAAGCACGTAGTAGGCTTTCTAAGGACAAAAAGAACGACTCTAAGCAACTTTATGACTCAATTAAGTATAATGCAAGCGGAGACAATAAAAAGGCAACAGTAAGCTTTATAATGGCTGAGTATGGCGCTTATGTAGACAAGGGTGTACACGGGACGGATTCAAGCTATGTAGAGAACAACGATTCTAAATTCAGATACAAGCAAAGTTCTAACTTGATGGGTTTTGAATTAGCAACGGGAACGTTTGCAAAATGGGCGAAGCGTAAAAAGTTCAGATTTAGAAATGCAAAAGGACAATTTGAAAAAGGGAAATATAAACAGATAGGTATTGCAATTGCCTTATCAGTTAAAAAGAAAGGCCTCAAGGGTAATAAATTTTTTACTAAATCAATAGAGACGGGCGAAGATTTATTCAAGACAAGATTTGAAGACGCAATCGAAAAAGACATACAAGAATATTTAAACTTATAAAAATGAAAAAACCAATATTTGCTTTAATACCCTCAGGATTTAAAGCTTCGAAACTTTATACACCAATTCCTATAAATGGAGAGGGTGATTTTACAACGACGCGAGCGAGCGTTGCTTATCGAATGAACAAGGAGGGTTATCTTGAAGAGATGGCTGCTAACGTGCCGCGATTAGATTATTGGAACGGTACGGGTTTATCTGAGTGTCCTATGTTATTAGTAGAAGACGCTGCTACAAACTTAATGCCTTATAGTGAAGACTTTACACAAGGTTGGATTAACCTTAACATAACAGATACCGCTAATTCTGCTTTAGCTCCTAATGGTGAACTAACAGCAACTAAATTAGAACGAACTATTACGGGGGCGTCTTACACTTCACAACTCTTTAATAAGTCGGCAACCGCTACTCAATACACAAGCTCTATTTTTGTTAAGCAAGGAAATACACCTTATTTTGCAGTAAGAAGTCAGGGATTATACCCTGCTAGAGTAGATTTAAGATTTGACTTTGCAACGAAATCTTTTTATTATGCTAATGCTATTACCTTCACGGATTTAACCTACAATGTAGAAGAATATCTTAACGGTTGGTTTAGATTACAATGGACTTATATTACAGACACGCATACATCTTTAACGGGTGTATCTATGAGTCCTAAACACTTAGATAGTAGTACAGACGGCAACGATTTAGACTATGGTTATTGTTACGTATGGGGTGCTCAAACTGAAGAAAATGCAGTGGCTACTTCTTACATTAAAACTACATTGAGTTCGGCTAGCAGAAATAAAGAGAATTGCAATGGAAGCGGAGACCTTACTCTTTGGAATAATTTAAATAAAGAGGGTTCGTGGTATTTTAACATAAAACCTATTAACGATGGAGTACAATTCAAATCTATATCTATTGCAGATAGTACACTTGCATCAAGGATTTTACTTAGACAAGACGATGACTATACTTATAGATTCTATTTGCTAGTAGGTGGAGTAGCTAAAGCTACTTTAACAGCTAATTTAGACCAAGCTTTAGAATGGCATAAAATAGCGGTTAGATGGAAACAGGATAACGTACAAATATTTCTAAATGGTATAGAAGTAGCTACTGATACTACTGTGGATTTAGCAGGGGCTTTAGATTACGATGAATTTGCTTTCGATAATGGCGGAGGTTCTCAACAATGGACAGGAAGTGTAAAAGAAGCAATGATTTGGGATGAATATTTAACAGACGAAGAATTAATAGGAATAACAACATTATAAAATGGAAATAATAAACACAAGAAGCCCGCATTTTATTAGAAGTCTAGCTATAACTAAAGACTATGTTAAATGTGAGATATTTATATATCAAGGTGAGTCTGTAATCGACAGAAACACTGTTACTTATACCTTGTCACAGAGAACCCCAACAGATGGCTATTACGTTTTTGAAGTATCTGAGTTAATTCGTGACTATTTAGATGTTCAATTTAATGGTAATTATAATTCTAATATGATTTGGGTAGATTATAGATTTACAACGGGTACAGATTCAGGCGGTGACGATACACCGTCAAGTTACACTGTTACTGAGGCCTACGAAGGTTATGGGTACTTCAAAGAGGGCGCGCAAAGTACATTACTGCAAATAAACGAAGGTAAATTACTACAATCGAATACTTTAATAATCAAACCGCAAAACAGGTCGATAAGAATACCTATTAGGCAAGATTCTACATATGATGTAGACCTTTCTTATAAGAGCGAACTAATATCTACTTATGGTGCTGTTAACGAGATAGACGACGGTGACAGGATTGCTTATTTACACGATTATATAGGGTTTCAAGATGATACTTACAAAGAACGTGTTATTAATTCCTTTGGGACATTTGAAGGGTCTAATTGTCTTGATAATTTACTTGGTTTATATGATTTTACGCCAATTGATAGGGTTTTAATTGATAACGATGTTGAGGTTACTGTACAATCAGTTAAAGAGTGTAAATATAACCCAATAAAGGCCACATTCGTGAATAAGTTTGGTGTTTTACAAGATATTTGGTTTTTTGGGCGTGCTTCTAGAGATATACAAACTAAATCAACAGATTATCTGTCAAATATAATAACTACGGGCGCGTGGGACGCTTCAACACATCAAAAAAAGACAACTGAGAACAACGGACAAGAATCTATTGCTTTAAACAGTGGGTATTACCCTGAAGAGTACAATGAAGTCTTTAAACAACTCTTTTTAAGTGAAAAAGTATGGCTTGAAATAGACGGAATGACTAGACCCGTTAACCTTTCTTCTAAATCAATGGCTTTTAAGACTCAATTGTCAGATAAATTGATAGAATACGCAGTTAAATTTACATTTTCTAACGATATTATAAACAATATACGATAAATGCAGAAAGTACAGATATATATAGACGGTAATAGAGTGGAATTGTTCAAAGATGAGACCATAAACTTGAATCAAACCATTAAAAACGTTAAAGATTTTAGTAAAATATTCACAGAATTTACCCAAACTTTTACAATACCGTCTTCAAAATCCAATAATCTTATCTTTAAGCACTATTATAGGGCTGATATTGTAGGCGGTTTTGATGCAAAAAAGAAGGTTTCTTCTGAAATTAAGTTAAACGGGGTTACTTTTAAGAAAGGTTTCATTCAAATGATGGGCGCTAAGTTAGAGAGAGGCGCTTGTTTAAGCTATTCTATAAGCTTTGTAGGCAATACGGTATCTTTAAAGGAGTTAATCAAAGACGACGAACTATCTGACTTAACTTGGTTGGATGGTTTTGACACTGTTTATAGTGCATCTGATATAAATATTGGTTTACAGACGGGAGTTGATAAGTTTGTAGACGGAATCAACAGAACAGACTGCTTAATAACCCCATTAATATCACACACGAAAAACTTATACTATGATTCTGTTTCAAATCAAGGTGGCGACGACGGAAATATGTACCCTCAGGGCGGTTCTCAAAATTGCGGTCTAGATTGGTACGATTTAAAGTATTCTATAAGACTTGCGCACATAGTTCAGGCAATAGAAGAAGAGTATGGCATTACATTCTCAACAGACTTTTTTGATAGTTCAAATTCTGTTTATTGGGGCTTATATATGTGGCTACATAGAAATAGCGGTTCTGTGGGTGGCGATGATAAAAATACAAGTAACATTATACTGAATTATGTAAATAAATTACCCATTTATAGTTCGGCGGGAATATCAATTACGCCAACTGAGATAAAGCAACAAGGCGTAGGTATATTCTCAAGCACTGCTGATATTTATGTTACACTTTCAGTAAGTAGTGCAACGGCAACTTTTGACTATTTACTTTTAGACGAAAATAACGCAGTAGTTCAGCAAGTTCTAGGCCAAACGGGTTCACTTAGTTATAGTATACCTATGTTTACAACTTCAAACAATAAAACATATAGAATTGCCTTTCGTTCAAACGATGTTTTTACATTAAATTCAACTTCAACAATTAGAGTAGTTGTAACAAACACTTCAACAGGCATTACGACTGACGACACAAACAACTTTACTGCTAATCAAATAATGGCGCAAGAAACGTCTTTTATTATAAGGCAACAGATACCAAAAATGAAGGTTATGGACTTTTTAAGCGGGTTGTTTAAGACTTTCAATCTAACGGCCTACGTACAAGATGACGACGTAATAAAAATTCAAACTTTAGACGATTACTATGCTTCAGGAACGACTCACGATATAACAAAATACGTTGACGTTTCAAGCGCTGAGGTAAGCCCCGCAATTCCATATAGTAATTTAAAACTAGGCTTTAAAGACTACAAAACTTACACGGCTTCATTATATAGTTCTATAAATGGCAGCGAATTTGGTGAATTAGATTATAAAGGCGAGAATCCTGATGAGTGGGTGGGTAATACTTACGATATTACTTTACCTTTTCAGAAAATGACATACAATAGAATTATCGATTTAGCAGATAGCAGTAACACGACTTGTCAAGTTGGTTGGTCGGTTGACGATGGTTTAAAACCAATAATAGGCAGTCCATTAATACATTATACTTATAGAAGACTTGGCGGTACGGGAATTGCGTTCTCGTCTACGGGATTAAATGGTTCTTACAATAGTATTTCTAGTTATCACATACCTTTAAATTCTGAAGACATTTTTGCAACGGGGCAATCGTTAAACTTTTATCCTGAAAATGATGAATACACACAAACTGTAAACACAAATACTTTGTTTGAAACATATTATAGAAACTCTTTAGTAGATTTATTTGAACCACAAAAAAGGCTTTTCAAATTTACAGCAATTTTACCATTACGAGTATTATTAAAGTACACTCTTGCAGACAAGTTTGAAATTGACAACAAAACATATAAAATTAACTCTATTAAGACGAATTTGCAGACGGGTGAATCGAAATTAGAACTATTAAACGACTTATAAACTATGTTTGAACTACTAAGACTCAGCAAATTTTACGGGGCAACAGAAGCCATTGAAATCGCTAAGGGCAAAAACGAAATTCCATTGACAATGGTAAAGGGACTTAAACAACTTAAAAGAAAAAGAGAATGGCTGAAAAGAATGTAAATTATAAGGTTAACGTTGACACGGGCGACGCACAAGATGACTTAAAAGATTTAAAAGACGGGTTTAAAGACACGGGCAAGGCAGCAGAAAAGTCAGGCGATAAGATTGAAGAGTCTTCTAAAAAAGGTAGCAAAGGTATTAAAGGAATTGGCACGGCATCAAAGATAGCGGGCAAAGGTATAAAAGCAATTGGTACTGCAATGAAAGCTGCGGGCATTGGTTTAGTTGTTGCTGCGGTTGCGGGCTTGTTTGCAATTATGTCACAAAACCAAAAGGTTGTTGACTTTATGAGTTCAGCAATGAACACTTTACAACTAGGAGTTAATGCGGTAGGCAACGCAATATCTAAAGCTTATAATAAAGTAGTAGAAGCAACAGATGGCTTTGACGCTTTAAAGAAAACCATAAGCGGTCTTTTAACGGTAGCAATCACACCTTTAAAACTAGCTTTTTTCAAAGTTAAAGAGGCAATACAAGCTGCAAACTTAGCTTATCAAACTATTTTTGGTGATGATGCAAGTGTTAAGAAAGCACAAGAGGCATTACTAGCAACTACTAAGGATATTTTCGGAGTAGTAGAAGCGGCCAAAAGTGCGGGTTCTGATATCTATAATAATATTGGTGAAGCATTTACAGAAGTAGGGCAAGCGGTAACGGCAGTTGTTCAGGAAGTTGGTAAGATAGACCCTAAGAAAATAATTGAAGCGGGGCAAGCTATGACTGAATTAAAAAACAATGCAGAATTAGCAGCAGCAACTCAAGCGGGTCTAGTGGAAAAGTATGACAGACAAGCGGAACAACTAAGACAAATAAGAGACGAAGAAAGGAATTCAATTTCAGATAGAAAAAAAGCAAATGACGAATTACTAGAGACACTTGATGAAATGGAAACGGCAATGCTTGCACAAGCAAATGCACAAGTTGCATCGGCACAAGCCAACGTTGATGCTAATAATTCAATCGAAAACCAAGTAGCTTTAATTGATGCTTTAAGTAATAAACAAGGAGTACTTGCACAAGTTGAAGGCTTACGTTCAGAACAAAAGGCAAATGATTTGGCACTTGACAAAGAGGCTATTGAATTAAACAAGGCCAAAGAAGAGTCGGAAGACAGACTTTCAATTGAACGAAAAAGATTTAATGCAGAACAAATTGAAGACGAAACTTTAAGACTAGAAGCATTACAAGAAATTTATGCACAAGAAGCCGAAATTGAGGCGGCAAGATTACAAGCATTAATTGATAATGCAAACAACGGAACACAAGCCAAAGTTGATGCACAAATTGCACTTGACGAATTTATGGAAGAGTCAAGGCAAAAGCAAATTGAAGGCGGCAATGCGGTTCAAGAATCTGAAGAAAAAAACACAGATGCAAGAAAAGCAATGCAATCGGCTTTAGTCAACCAAATTGGCGGGGCGGTTAATGCACTAGGGGCGTTATTCAAAGAGGGCACAGAAGCGTCCAAAATAGCTACATTGGCAGATATTGCACTTGGAACGGCAACGGGCTTTATTCAAGGTTTAGATATTGCACAGAAAGGTGCAAAAGCAACGGGACCAGCTGCCCCATTTGCATTCCCAATATTCTATGCAACACAAGTTGCGGCGGTATTAGGGGCGGTTGGAAAAGCTAAAACGGCAATGGGCGGAAAAGGTGGCGGCGTAAAAACACCAACGGCACCAACAATTCAACAAGTTAGTTATTCACCTGAAAAATCTGTTAATCAATTAATAGCAGAATCTAATCAAGGCATTGCAAATAATGGCGCTAAACCAATGCGGGCTTATGTAGTAAGTGGTGACGTTTCAACATCTCAACAGTTAGAAAGAAATGCAGTCGATGGTGCATCTATATGATACAAAAAGTAAATAATGAATATAATAAAAAACAATTACTAAACTATGGACACAATAGAGTTATTTATTGAAGACTTCGACCAAGACGGCATTAAAGCAATATCATTTGTAAACGACCCCGCAATTGAAGAAAATTGGGTAGCGTTAAACAAGCAAGAAGTTGCTTTTAAATCTGTTGACGAAGATAAAAGAATTGTTATAGGAATTGCCCTTAAACCTGACTTACTAATACCAAGAGTAAAAGGAGATTATCAGTTCAATGTTATCTTTTCAAAAGAGACTGTAAAAGAAGCATCTCACTTATATCTTAAACAACTAAACAACAATGAGGCTACTCTAGAACACGAAGAGAAAGCAGAAGGCTTGTCTGTGGTTGAATCTTGGCTTGTAGAAGACCCAAAGAACGATAAATCTAACATCTACGGCCTAGAGGCTTCAGAAGGTGATTGGGTTGTTATGATGTCAGTAGACAACGAAGACGTTTGGGCAAAGGTTAAAGATGGTACTTTTTTAGGTTATTCAATTGAGGGGAGTTTTGCTGATAGGGTTATCGAAGCGTCTAAACCTAAAGAAATGACTGAAGAAAGGGCTGCGGAATTATTACTTGTAGAACCTGAAAACTTAACAGACAAAGAAGCGCAAGAAATTGTTGACTTATTGAAATCACAATTAATATAAAAAAACTATGGCAAGACAAGCGATAACTACTTCAATGAATGTCAGACCTGACAGAATGACAACTCTTGAAAGAAATCAAATTCAGGTTAATATAGGCGAAGTAATACACAATACCGATACAGGCGAAAACGAATTTTGGAACGGTTCAAGTTGGGTCGGCGAGGGAGTAAATCAATCTATTGCCTTAGATAATCGAATTGTAGTAAATCAAGCTAATAAAGATACAACTTTAGGAGGTGTTATAGATTCAAGTAAACAATATTTTTTAGACGGAATCATTGATATGGGTACAACTCAAATCACTGTACCAACAACGGGCTTGACAATGGCGGGCTTGTCGTTCGATATAAGCGGGTTAACTTCTTCAGAGGATAACTATACAATGTTTGTGTCTGAAAGTCCCTTAATCGGTTCGGGAAACCTCTTAGGGGCTGACTATTTATTATCAGTAACGGGTGCAGGAAGCAAAGTATATGAATTATATGATGCAACGGGTTTTAATGCTTTTGAATTCTCAAGGATTAACTATATTGATTGTACTGATTTAGGAGACCTTTACGATTACAGACAAGGGCTTGAAAGTGGAACGGGACGTTTTGGAGGTTCGCCTAGTTTAACATTACACGGTCTTTGGCGTGGTGGTTATAGAATAACGACTTCAATAGTTAGAAGTTTGGCGGGAACTATGACAAAACCATTATTCAAAGAAGGATTAGTATTTCAAATGAATTCAAGATTCTTATCAGATATAAATTGCGATTTACCAACTTTAGCACCGTTTTGTGATTTTCAAGAAGCCAATTTTCCAAACCCTAGTACAGTACAATTAAAAGGCGCTATCTTTACAAGGGACGGAGGTTTTAACCCTAACGATACTAATATTTTTAGCAACTTAGAGGCTTCAGATTTGGCTTGTGATTGGGATAACAACATAGGTATTAAGAATACTTTTATCGGTGGGTCTTTGAACAATGACGCTGAAATTGCAACGGTTATAAATACGCAAGGAGTAGCGGAGGATTTAAACGGAACTTTTTCTTCTAGAGACTTACAACACTTTGATAGTCCTGCCAACGGTAGATTAAGACATATAGGAACGAATCCAACCGACTTTTTAGTTTCTTGGGACTTTTTGATAGATGGAAAAGATAATGACAATTACGAATTATTTTTAATAAAAATAGACTCTTTCGCTAACGTGACAGTAGAATTTACACAGACTAGAACCGTAAACAACTTTCAAGGTGGCAGAGACGTTGGTATATGGTCAGGAACAACACCCGTAACGCTTAATCAAAATGATGTAGTCTTTTGGCAAGTAGCTAACTTACTAGACACCGATAATTGTACATTAGAATTAGATTCTACGTGGGCTATAACAGAAAGATAATATGAAAGCAAAATACTGCAAATGCAAAAATAAATATACTATAAACGACTGTGATAGAAATTGCAACGCTATGTATTATTGGGCGGAAGGCATAGGTAGTTTAACAGGGCAAAACATTTTTAAGGAAGTTACTATTTTTGATAGTACATTTGATGAAACCTTTAATTAAAAATAAATTATGAGTATAAAAACAGATGCGATTGTTATCAGGGATGAGACCACAGCAGGAGCAAACACGGCGACGAGAGTCGGACGAAACTTAGTAGATATTGCAGATGACTTAATTGCTAAACAAGCAGCTATTGATTTAAACACAGCTAAGGTAGGTATTACTGCTCAACAAGCAGCGGACATAACAACTAACAATGCTAAAGTAGGAGTAACAACAGAAGAAGCTAATCCTGATGTAGTAGGTCAAGCAGAAGCAGAAGCAGGTACAGCAACAACAGAGCGTATATGGACAGCTGAAAGAGTTAAACAAGCTATCGTTGCTTTAGGTGGTAGTGGTAGTGTTGATGATACTGCTTATGGTATTAGTTGGGATGGTGTTACAGGTACTGCACCATCTAA